CATTGGAAAATAATCGCCATGGCATTATTAGCGGCCATTATCGTATTGAAGACGCGATATGATTATCACCTGATGGAGTCAGCCTACACAACTATGGTGGAATCTAATGAGGCTCAGATACAAGGCCTTAAAGAGATCCATAAGAAAGAGATTGAAGAGAAGCAATTGCTAATGGAAAGTTTCTTAGAATCAATGGCGAACATCGAAGAAGACTATGAAAGAACTTTAGCTGAACTAGAAAAAGAACGTTCTAAAAAAACTAAAGAATACACAAGAAAATTCAGTGAAGATAAAGAGGGACTAATTAAAGATATAGAGTTAACTCTCGGAATTGATTATGTGGCTCCTTAGTATATTGTTGATGACATCTTCTCCTGCGCATGCGGAAGAGGCTCAATTTACAATTTTAGGACAAAATCAGTGTGCCCCCTTTGAGGGGGTTCTTTTTAACAAACAAGCAATTGGAGAAGTTCTATCGGGTTATGACCGGTTTCAACATGCGTGCGACAATGTTGTGCAGTATGAATTGAGTAAACAAGCCGAGATTCATCGATATGAATTAAAATCACTCGAAATTGAACATAAGGCCTTAACAAATGAATATGATTTGTTTATAATGCAAAAGGATAAAGAAATACAAGCACTGGTTAAATCGTTAAAAAAAACGTCGCCGCGCAATAAGTGGCTATGGTTTGCTGGTGGTCTTATAGTTGGGACTGCCGGTACGTATGGGGCCTATAAAGCATTCAATGAAAGATAAAGATTTAAATAAAATTGTTGCTATTGAAAAAGCAATCTCCGAGAAGTATGGAGAAGACACTGTTCAGAATCCGATATCAAATTGGGACAGCGAAAAAGAAAAAAAATATCTGAATCAGATGCATCAAATGTATTTAAAGTCTTCTCGCAATGATGAGTGGAAAGAGAAAATTGATATTAATGGTATAAAGGTTGCCAAAAAACTACTTAATAGAGAATCTTTAGCATCTTGTTCGGTCTGCGGAAATTTTCCAAAGAAATCTCTGGATGATGTATGCTTCATCAAGTTTGATTGTTGTTATAATTGCTACATGAAAAACATTGAAGACAGAAAAGAGGATTCTGAAAGTTGGAAAAATTTATGGAGACCAGAAAAAGGGGATAAGAAATAATGGCAACAGTCTACGAAATTGTACAAGGATTATCACAAGCCGCAGCTAACGCATATGATGGTGCTACAACCGATGATGGTGAGCAGCTTAATGCGGGATTGCAAAGAGAAGAGGGTGATCCGATTTTAGATAAAAGAGTGATGGATGGATTCGGAGTTAGGTTCTATGGTAACATGATGTGCCTCACCTATCATTCAGAAGTTCAACTTAAAGAAGTTTATGCATCTGGATTTGAAGGTGATGTGGAGCAACGCGTTGCCGATATTGCATCCTTTTTGAAAAAGGAATATAAGAAGTTAACTGGTAATTCGGTATCGTTGACCGCAGAAGGGGAGATCGATGTCCGAGTTGAGAACTCTTCTAGAGTTCGCTCGTGGGTTTTAGCGAAAATGCACTATAAAGTCGGTGGCCTAGGCGAAGAAATGAACAATGGTACCGGATCCAAAGCACCGCCCGAGAGCAATTGGAAGCAATTTGTTGGTCAGGGTGGCTGGAATGGAAAGGGTGGCCAGCGCCCGGATAACGATACAAGGAAGAAATAGAGATGAAAGTATCTCGCAGCGAACTTTATCGTTTGGTTGTAGAAGAATATGCCAAAGAAGAGGGCATTGTTCTTACAGAGATGGACGATACCAAATATGAAGAATTTCTAGCGTGGATAAAGAAAAAAGGTCCGCGCCCGGAGTGGCTTGATGACAAGGACCGTGAAATTCCCGATCCTCCTTCTCTCCCGGCTGCACCCACCAGCGGTGATGAAACCTGGGTCATGGAAAAACCCCCCGGTGATCCTGAGCCTGAACCGGACATTGAGGACCAACTAGCTGCCTTAATCCAGGGCATGGAACCTGAAGCGGTGGCTGAGCTTTTTCAGGCAGTATTTGAAAAGATTCCCGGTGTAGAACTTGAGCGCCCATCAGATGATGAGCCGGGCCCCCCTACTGAATACGGCGGCGAAGAGTTTGATCTACGCGACAAGCGCGGTCAGCTAATCGGTATCCGCGAAGATCTGCAACTTGAAGGGTTGATGGAGTTAATCCGCGAGGTATTGGACGAGGGTGCATATACCTCATATGGAACCCATTCAATGGCGGGGCCCCCAGGCAACAGAGATGATGAAGATCGCTGGCATGACATGGGAGATCCCGAAACAGAAATGTACGATGTTCTCGATCCAGAAGGGTTGGAGGGCATGCCAGATAAAGAACTGTTAGACTTGGCAGATCGCGCAGGAATAGAAACACACCTACACGTGGACAGCCCGGGCTCTTTCAGCAGCGCCAAGGCCCGCGCCGAGATTATAGCACACCTGAAAGATGTATGAGTTTCCAATTAGACAAAAAGACACAAATAAAAGAAATATTAAAATGTGGTAAAGATCCGTCTTACTTTCTTAATACATATGCTCGTATATCACACCCGATGCACGGGCTGATTCTTTTTGATACGTATGATTTTCAAGATACGCTGTTGAAAGACTTTAATGATTATCGTTTTAATGTGATTCTTAAAGCTCGCCAGTTGGGAATCTCGACCATCACGGCCGGCTATATTGTGTGGATGATGTTGTTCCACAGAGATAAGGCCATCCTAGTAATGGCCACAAAATTTGCCACAGCCGGAAACCTAGTCAAGAAAGTGAAAAGTATTATGCGCAATCTTCCAGAATGGTTAAAGGTTGCTAATATAAGTGTTGACAACAGGACCTCGTTCGAACTTTCTAATGGTTCTTCCATCAAAGCAGCTTCAACATCTGGAGACGCAGGACGTTCCGAAGCGTTGTCATTGTTGGTTTTAGATGAGGCCGCCCATATTGAAAATTTAGAAGAACTGTGGACCGGCCTGTATCCCACGTTGTCCACTGGTGGTCGCTGTATTGCATTATCCACCCCAAATGGAGTGGGAAATTGGTTCCATAAAACATGTATGGATTCCGAAGTGGGAATAAACAATTTTCATTTGACCACACTATCGTGGGATGTACACCCAGAAAGAAACGAAGAGTGGTATAAGAAAGAAACCAGGAACATGTCAAAGCGCCAGATTGCTCAAGAATTACAGTGCAATTTCAACACATCTGGCGAAACTGTTATTGATCCAGAATGCATGGAGTGGTTGCTATCCACGACTAAAGAGCCAAAGTATCGAACAGGCTTTGATAGAAACTTTTGGATTTGGGAAGAATTTGATGCATCATACAATTATTTAATGGTCGCTGACGTTGCGAGGGGCGATGGGGCCGATTATTCAACTTTTCATATTATTAAGCTTGAAACTTTGGAATGCATCGGAGAATATCAAGGAAAGCCAACCATAGACATGTACGCGGGAATGCTTAATCAAGTTGGCCGAGAATATGGTGACTGTATGCTGGTGGTGGAAAACAATAATATTGGGTATTCGGTACTCGATAAGTTAATTGATTATGGATATCCAAATTTATACCACTCTATTAAGTCAACACACGAGTATGTCGAGCAGCATAGAGCGGAAATATCAAATTCTGCAGTCCCCGGCTTTACAACTACAATGAAGACTAGACCACTTATCGTAGCCAAGTTGGAAGAGTTTGTAAGAAACAAACTAATTACAATATATTCATCTCGAACAATCAACGAGATGAAAACTTTTATTTGGAGGAACGGCAAGCCCCAAGCAATGAAAAGCTATCATGATGATTTAATTATGGCATTAGCGATTGCATGTTGGGTGAGGGATACTGCAATACAGAATAGTTCAAGGGAGCTGAATTATAAAAAAGCGTTTCTTGGTGCAATCTATACTACAAAAACTACCATGAATACACAAATTAAAGGCCAACAAGGCTACAAACAAAATGATATATTTGATAAAATGTCTGAAGCAGAAGAAATATATAATCAATTTAAATGGATTATAAAGTGAGAAAATAAATGCCACCAATTAAGAAAACACATTCAACGAGAAACCCGAGAAACACGCAGTCGACTTTGTTTAGAGCACTGACGCGCCTTTTCTCTGGCCCAATAGTGAATTATCGCTCTCAAAGCGGCCGCAAGATTAGAAGACAACATTTAGATAAGTTTTCAGCTAGATTTAAGTCTGCCTCCGGACAGCAATTTAAAAAGTCTTTATATAATCCGCTCGATGTAATTTCAGCAGCTGCCATTCAAAACCAAAGGCGCACCGAAAGATATGTTGACTTTGACCAAATGGAGTATATGCCAGAGATTGCTTCTTCTTTGGACATTTATGCTGATGAGATGACCACCTATTCAGAATTGCGCCCCATGCTGGGTGTTAAATGTCCGAATGAGGAAATTAAAGCGGTCTTAGAAAACCTATATGATAATGTTTTAAATTTAAATTATAATTTATTTGGTTGGGCACGAACCATGTCAAAGTATGGCGACTTTTTTCTATACTTGGATATCGATGATAATTTTGGAGTTCAGTCTGTTATTGCTCTTCCAATATCTGATATCGAAAGATTAGAAGGGCAAGATTCCACAAACCCGAATTATGTACAATACCAGTGGAACTCGGCCGGAATGACCTTCGAGAATTGGCAAGTAGCACACTTCCGAGTATTGGGCAACGACAAGCACGCCCCGTATGGAACTTCTATTTTAGATCCCGCACGACGCATATTTAGACAGCTAACTCTTGTTGAAGACGCGATGATGGCATATAGAGTTATTCGTTCTTCAGAGAGACGACTGTTTAAGATTGATGTTGGCTCAATTCCGCCACAGGATGTGGAGCAATACATGGAAAAGATTGTTACTCAACTTAAGAGGCACTCTGTTGTCGATGCTAAATCCGGCCGCGTCGATTTGCGATACAATCCAATGTCGATTGAAGAAGATTATTTCATTCCGGTTCGCCCGGGATCTGCTACCGATATCACCAACCTTGCCGGCGGCAGCAACACCACAGCAATTGATGATGTTAAGTACCTGCGAGATAAATTATTTTCAGCACTTAAAATTCCGCAAGCTTATTTGGCTATGGGGGAAGGAGCAGCCGAAGATAAGACAACGTTGGCCCAAAAGGATATTCGATTTGCGAGGACAATTCAGAGATTGCAGAGAGTTATCATACACGAATTAGAAAAGATTGGCATTATCCATCTTTATACTCTCGGCTTCAGGGGCGACGACCTAATTGGGTTCAAACTATCATTAAACAACCCCTCTAAAATTGCAGAGCTTCAAGAAATCGAGCACTGGAAAGCAAAGTTTGATATCGCCGCTTCCGCAACCGAAGGTTATTTTTCTCGTAGATGGGTGGCTTCCAATATTTTTGGTCTTTCCCACGAACAGTTTATTCGCAATCAATATGAAATGTATTATGATCGTAAGCACGATGCAGCGCTGCAACAGGTTGCTGAAGAGGCGGCCACAGCAGAAACCGCCGGCGCAGTTGGCGGAGGCCCACCGTCAGATCTTGGAGGCGACGAGCCCCCACTCCCCGGCGGCCCAGAAGAGATGCCGGCCGGCGAAGCTGGAGCA